CGCCTTCCGCTCCGCCGTGAACACCCGCGAGGGCTTCCCGCGGAAGCGCTCCGGCAGCCCGGCGAGGGCCGAGAGCAGGGCCTCCCGATCCTCCTCGGGGAGCTTCGCGGCGTAGAGCCGGATCTCGGCCTCGGCCGCCTCGGCGACGCTCTTCCACGAGGTGCTCCCGGCGCGGTTGCCCCACCGGACGTTCGCCCCCTCCACGAGCAGCCGCTCGCGAGCACCCATGAACGCCTGGATCGTCTGGGCGTGCCGCTCCACGTCCGTCTCGGCCGCCTTCAGTCGATCCTTCGCGTCGAGCAGGAGCGCCACGACCTCGGCGATGGGGCCGGATGCCGGGATCTCCTCCGGGATGGCGCGGGGGTAGAGCGCCCGGAGCGCCTTCCCGGCATCCTCCGAGCCGTCAGGCTCCGGCGGGATCGCGTGCTCGACGAGGCGCCAGAACCCTTCCTCCTCGTCCAACATCGCGTCGATGAACGCCGGGTTCCGGGGGATCTCGAAGGTCCGAAGCTCCCGGCCGCCGATGAGCGCCGTGAGGTCCGCCACGGCATAGCCCGCGAGCACCATGTAGTGCTGCACCTGCGCGTAGTACTGGGGCGGGATGGCGTCGGATCCAGGCTCGCCCCACTGCTCATCCATCATCGCGACGGCCTTCACCTCCACGATGCGCGGGGCCCGGTAGGGCTCCCGCCTCGCCTCCGCGAAGCCGTCCGGGTGACCGATGACGAAGGGGAACGCCTCGGAGCGCCGGAAGCGCCCGGCCGAGGTCCGGACCCCGTGATCCTCACCGTAGCCCGCGAGGATCGCGGACTGGAGCCGGTTCCCCCAGATCATCCGCTCGGAGGGGATGATCTCGGAGCCCCGGATGCCCCGCTTCTCCTCCCAGCACCCGAGCCGGGAGAGCCACGGGGAGACGCCGAGGATCGCCCCGGCATCGGATCCGCCGACGCCCGTGCGCCGACGGTCGGTGAACGCATCGCCGGATGGCGGTGCGCCGTAGATGGGTGGCACGCGGCCCCCTCCCTTCCTCTTCGGCGGGCTCGCCCGCCTCGCTCGCGGATCTCAGCCCGCGGGCCCGCATCCTAGCCCCGAGCCGTGCCAGCTTGCACGGCACGGGAACGCGCCTCCGTCTAGGTGAACGAGCCCCCGTGCAACGGGCGTCACGGCCCGTTCCCCATCGTCCGGGTATCCCAGCATCCCCGCGGCCGCGGTAGGCTGGACAGACGAGGGCCCGGCCGGGCCATCCCTCCGCGGAGTAGGGGGGTAGCGCCCGGCCGGGCCCTCGGATCCTGGATCCAGGCTCGCGGGTCAGTGGACCCAGACGGAGCCCTCGTACCCCCGCTCCATCGGGCCGCTCACGACCTTCGAGCCGGAGAACGGCCAGCGTCTCCGCTCCACGACGAGAGCGATGGAGCGGTGCGGGCCCTGAAGCCATAGCTGTCCGTGATACACGCGGGGGGAGCCGTTGCAGCCGGTGCCGCTCCATGCCGTCCCCACGAAGCCCTCGGAGACGATCGCCCCCGACTCATCGCGGGTCGTCCCCCATAGGTACCAGCCGTCCTTCTCGGCGCTCGTGCCCGAGCCGGAGGGGGCCGCGCACGCCACCGAGATGCTCGCGTCGAGCCATCGCCACGCGGGCTGGAACTCGACCGTCACGATGGCGCACTCCCCGTCCTCGCCCGTGGATGTGTCCACGAGGAGCGGATCGCCGGGGCCGGTCACGAGCCCATCGCAGAACGACGGGGGCGGATCCGCCGGGGGATCCTGAGCGGTCGCCGCACCGGGCAGGAGCAGGAGCAGGAGCGCCGCGAGCAACGCGGCCGCTCTCCGGGATCGCATGAGCGTCCCTCCACCTTCCGCCGGGCCACCCCCCGGACGAGGAGCGGGGCCGGTGGCTCCATCCTAGCCCCGGCCCCGATGCCCCGGCGGTACGCGATCCTGCGGACAGGTCAGGGGGGATCCTGGATCGGGTCGGCCCAGTAGTAGCAGCCCCCCTCCCCATCCGAGAGCTTCCGCAGCTTGACGCGATGCCGCTCGCGGAGCGCCTTCCGGTTGAAGTGCTGCACCTCGTCAGGGAAGTGCACCATCCCCCCGTCGAGCAGGATCCGGAGGGCCCCGCCGTTCTCCGAGCGGGGGATGGGCCCATCGGCGGCCGCGCGGATGGCGGCCGCCTCCTCGGGGCTCACGATGCGGACGTTCATGCGTCATACCTCGGTGCTGGGGCCTCTTCCACCTCGACGGTGTAGGCGGTGAGCGGCCGGTTCGGGAGCCCGTCCGGGCGGAGGGGCTGGATCCTGGACTGCCTCCGCCAGTAGCGGAGGGCCCACTCGGTGTCCGGGAAGTGGAGCGCCCGGCGGGGGTCGGTCGTCGCCTCCACCTCGCCCCTGCCGCCTCGGGCATCCACGTCGCATCGGACCACGTAGCCCCCATCGACGGGCGTGGGGATCCCGTGGGCCGCGGAGATGATGCGGAGCACCTTCATGCGTCGGCCCTCGCGAGCCGCTCATCCAGCCGGGCCCGATGCTGGAGGAAGAGCCGGTACGCGCGATCCTTCGCGGCCCGGCGCGTCGAGTGGTGTCGCTCCCTGCTGACCTCCCAGCGGGTCACGGCGCGCTTCCCGGAGCGGGATCCAGGGCCCTTCGGCACGTAGACCGCGGAGCCGTACTTGCCGTCCCCCATCCGCTCGGTCGTCCAGAGGAACATCGTGCCGTCGCTCGTCTGGAAGTAGCGGGAGCGGGGATCCCGCTCGCCGATGAGATCCAGGATCCGGCGCCGGATCCTCTCGTCGGAGATGAGGCGATCCCGGACCGCCTCATCGGGCGTCCGGGTGGTCATGCGAGCGCCCCCACGGGCTCCTCGGCGACCTCGTAGCCCACGTCGCGAGCGGCCCGGATGATGGCGGGGGAGCAGCCCCGGCAGAGGTTCGCCGAGTGCTCGCCCTCGCCCCTTCGGCGGGCCCGGATGCGGACCTCCGCCGGATGGGAGCATCGCCCCCGCCCGGCCCGCGCTTCGCATCGGATGTCTGGTTCCATCGTGAGTCCCTCCAGAACGGCCGGTGGGCCCGAGCGATCCAGGCTCGGGCCCCCGGATCCAGGATCTACCGGGAAGCGGAGAGGAGCAGGTCCCACGCCCGCTGGGGCCGGTCGTTCGAGTCGCCCCCGAACATCAGCCGGTCCGCGCGCATCTCCTCGGAGGGGCCGAGATCCCCGCCCCGGCTCCGGCGGAAGTGATCCTCCCACTCGGTCACCGCGTTGAACACGCCCCACGCTGTCCCCTTCACGGGAGCCACGCTCGGCGAGTCGTGGTAGATGTCGCGCACCTGCCCGAGCGGCAGCGCATCGACGGCGGAGGCATCCTCGGCCGCCCGCTTCGCCTGAAGCTCGGTCAGCGGGAAGAGCTTCCGGAGGATCTCGTCCACCTGCCGATCCGCGAGGCTCTGCCGGGCCATCGCGTCGGCCCCGGCGGTGAACTCCTCGACGTAGCGGTGGGTCAGGTTGAGCGCGTTCCGGGCTTCCTGAACCCGGCCATCCATCCGGCTCGTGTGCCGGAGGGCCCACGACTGGATCGCCCGCTGGTGCCCGATGCGAACCGTGTTCCAGCACACGCCCCGCTCGACCGTGATGTCCAGCCGGAGCTTGTGGTTGCCGTCATGCCCGTTCGAGAGGAGCAGGAAGAGCCGGAAGTCCGAGGGATCCCCGGCGACGTGGATCTCGTCGGGAAGCTCCATCGAGAGGAACACCTTCCGGCCCCCGAAGAGGCTCCCGCCCGTCTCCGCGTGCGCCCCCGGCACGTCGAGGATGTGATCCGCGAAGCTGAACGCCTCGCCGTTCTGGTAGACCCGGAAGTCGGTGGAGAGCCCCGAGCCGAGGATGGCCCCGGTGTCCTTCCGGTACGTCACCACGCGGCCGGGGATGGGCTCCATCCGGCCGTCGATCTCGGCGAACATCGGGGCCGTCCCGACCTCCCAGTCGAGCCCGGCGAGGATGAGCGCCTCGCCCGCGGTGAGCTTCCGGCCGGAGCCCTGCATGAGTTCGGGCAGATCCAGGCGTCGGGCTTGCTCGACGTGCCACGGGAGCCCGCGGTCCGTCACGTAGAACCCGCTCTCCACCCGCGAGTCGGTCGGCTTCGAGTACTCCGCCTTGTCGCCTCCGCCGGAGCCCGCGAGCCGGGGCCGGAACGCGGAGGGGGCGATGGGGCGGGCCGTGTTGCTGGTCATCTCGATGTGTCCCTTCTGCCCCGATCTCGCCGGGGCGCTTGCATGGATCCAGGATCGTCGGTGGGGCCGTCAGGAGCCGTCAGGGCCGGGCGATCACCTCCTCTGGGGCTCTGCCCCGGCAGGAGCAGTCCGGGGGGCAGTCCGGGAGCCCGAGGGCCCGCACCGCATCCAGGATCCGGCGGTCCGCCTCCCGGCGGAGCAGGGGGGCGGGCTCGGGGCGGGGCTCGGGGGCCATGAGGTGCTCGAAGTCCTCGGGTCGGCACATCTCACGCCTCCGCCGCGTTCAGGTCGCGGATGATCTCCGCCATGTAGGCGGCCGCATCGCGGAGGGCCTCGCACGCCTTCGGGGTGAGCGGGGCCGTGTTCAGGTTCCGAGCGCTCGCGGCCGCCGGGAAGCCGTCATCGGTCGGCTGGACCTCGATGCAGCCGAAGTGCTGGGGGTTGAGCCCGGCCGGATGCACCCAGAGCCGGATCCATCGGATCTCGGCCTCCCTCCAGCCCTCTTCGAGTTCGAGGGTGACCTCCCACGCATCGGGGTAGCTGCGCCACGCCGCATCCCGCCGGGCCGCGAAGCGCTCGGCCCGCTCGCGATCCTGGATCGCCTCCCGCTCGCGAGCGGCCGCGTAGGCGGCGTCGAGCCGGGCCCGGATGGCGGGCTCATGGGGGGCGAGATCCTGGATGGGGTCGGGCTGCCCACGGTAGGCGCGCTTCCGCTCGGCCGCGGCATGGATCCCGCAGACCGCGAGGAGCTGATCCCCGCCATAGCGGTTCAGGGTCGCGAACTTCGCACGGGGGCGGGTGCCGGAGGAGTGCGACATCTCGCAGAGGAGAGGAGCGCCGGGAGTGTAGCGGCCCATGATGTTCGTTCCCTTCCTGCCCGCATCTCACCGCGGGCGATCCTGGATGGACGCTCCGGCCGCTCTGGGCGTCGTCCCTCTCCGGCCGGAGCCGGGTCGTTGGGAGCCTATCCAGAGGTTCCGCAGCCGGGGGCCCTGCGCGCGGGCCCCCCGGCCGGAAGCGGGGTCAGTCGTTCCAGACGCGGAGGGCGTCGGAGCGGGAGGCGGTCCAGTAGTCGCGGCAGACGAGATCCCCGTCCGCATCGAAGTGCGCCCCGAGCACCTCCGAGGAAGCCTCGGGCCCGAGCCGCCGGGCCACGGCGACGAAGGTGAGGATGCGCTCGCCCCGCGCGACCTCGATGGCGCCGGGCCACGGATCGCCCGGCAGGATCCCGAGGGAGGAAGCCTCGGCGGTGAAGAGCCCCGGCTCGACGGCCGAGATGCTGGAGGGCTGGGCGGTGAGGGTGCGGAGGTCCATCGTGTTCTCCCTTCGTGAGCCTGAGCGGATGAGCAGGGCCCTAGCTTATCGGGTTACTCGGGTGATGCAGGAGCGGCCGGGGGTCCTGCCCACCGGCCGCCGCTGGTCCTGGATCACCCCGCCGGGTAGATCCCGAGGATGAAGCTCGTGCCCGCTTCGAGGAAGAGCGCCGGGAAGCGCGGGGGCTCCGAGGAGCGGCCCACCTCGTCGGGCTCGCCCCAGAGGAAGCACGCCACCCAGTCGTCCGGGCCCCCCTCCCAGAGGATCGCGTAGGGGATCGTCCCACCGCCCCAGTACGGCTCGTACCGCCGCACCAGCTTCGGGAGGGATGGAGAGCGGCCGCCCCCGAGAGTGCGGGCGTGCCACCGCTCCGCATCGATCCAGGCTCGGAAGCGCTTCCGGACCGCCCGCTCGACCTCGCGAGCCTGAGCAGCGGTCACCTGCCGCCGGGCGGAGGGGAGGGCCGGGAGAGTGCGGGTCATCGGATGGCTCCTGTCGTGGGATGAGAGGAGCCCCGGCCGGGGGAGGAGATCCCGGCCGGGGCGGAGAGGCGAGGGGCTAGGCGAGCACCTTCCCGTCGATGCAGTCGCCCCGGCCGTGGACCCGCTGGGGATCCAGGATCCAGGCGTCGGGCTGGGCCGCGGTCCCGATGACCTCGACGGGCTCATCGGCGCTCGCGAAGGGGATCCCGCAAGCGGCGCAGGTCCCGAAGGGGGCCGGATCCGCCTCGGGGGCGCTCCCGGCCGCCTCCGCCTTCCGCTGGGCCGCATAGGCGGCGTTGCACGCCCGGCAGGTGCGGGAGAGCCCATCGGCGATGGCGCGGTTCTTCGGGAAGCTCTCCGGGGTCGTCCGGTGGGCCGGGATGCCGCGCTTCGGGCAGCCGGAGCAGGAGCGGAGCCCATCGCCGGGCTCGGGGGCCGGGGCGCTCTTCGCGGCCCGCTCCTCGGCCGCGGCCGCCTTCCGCGCCTTCCGGAGCCGGGGGCCCTCGGTCGGATCGCTCTTCGGGGCGGGCTTCGCGGCCGCGGGCTTCCGGGAGCGCCGGGCCTCGGCCGCGGTCGTGGGCTTCCGGGAGGCGAAGGTTCCGGCCGGATCCGGCGCCGGGATGGGGTCGATGTCGCGGCCGATGGCGGGAGCGAAGGGGGCGGGCTCCAGCCGCTCATCGTTCTCGGCCCACGCCTCGGCGAGCGCGGCCGCCTCGGGCTTCCGGGAGCGCTTCGGCTTCGGGGCGGGCTCCTCGGCGGGATCCTGGATCGGCTCGGGGGCGAACTGCGCCATGTCGCGGAGATGCAGTTCGATGAGCCCCACGACCCGCTTCGCCTTCCGCTCGGGGAGGGAGCGGAGGGCCTCATGGACCCCGATCTCCTGAAGGGATGCATCCCCGGTCGCCTCGCAGATGATGGCGCGGAGATCATGGCTCTCCGGGAGGGCGTCGATCCGGCGGGAGAGGTCGCTGGTGCGGAGGTTCGCGAGCATCGGGAGGGATCCTTCCTGCCCCATCTCATCGGGGCGATGGCTGGGGGCCCGGCGCTCGCCGGGCCCGGATGGCTGGATGGGCTAGCGGCCGAGGGCCGCGTCGTGCTCGGCGCCGAAGTTGGCGATGGCGCGGGCGAGCCGGTCGTCCGGCTTGCGAAGCTGCGCGCGGAGGCGCCGGGAGGCGAAGCTGTTCGCCTCGGGGGTGTTGAGCCCGACCCCGGCCGCCTCGGTGATCCGATGGACCTCGGCGGCCGCGGCGTCGAGTTCGATCCAGGCGAGGATGAGCGGATCGGTGTGCATCGCGGGGGCGTTCGCCTCGCGCATCGCGCGGGCCTCGGCGGCGGTGAAGGTGCGGGCCATGTCGTTCTCCCTTCGGTGCGGATGGAGCGGATGAGGGCTCCAGCTTCGGGCCTCGGCGGGGTTATCTCATCTCCCCCGGAGGTACCAGCGGATGATAGCTGAGGTACTAGCCCGCGCAACCCCCACCCTGCGCGGGCCCGGATCCAGGCTCGGGCGGAGGGGGCCGCTACTTGAAGATCTGCCAAGTAGCGGACAAGCGGGCGTACGCAGGATCACCGATGCCCGCCCGGCCGGATCCAGGATCATCCTGCGGTCATGGATCTCCTGTGGCTGCTCGCGCTGCTCCCCCTCTTCCTCCTCGTCCCGAGCCTCATCCCGGCGGAGCGGAAGCCCGCGGCCGCGCGGTCCTGACGCTCGGGCCCATCACGTCGCAAGCCCCCGAAGGTCCCATCCGGGGGGAGGGACTCTCGGGGGCTTGACGCATCCCGGAGCAGCTTCCGGGGCCACCCCGCCGGCCGTTCCCGGCGACCCCACCAGACCCCACCGTGCCCACCACGTTTCGCGAGTCCCACCCCGCCACGACCCGGAAGGTGCGGAGGTCATGCGAGGAGACCCACGAGCGGACCGACCCGCTGGTGGGCCGCCACTCACGGGGTGACGGCAGGTACGGAGCTCAGGGCCGGAGCCATCTCGGCCGGGAGCCGCGGCCGAGCTTCGCCGCCGTGAGGGCCTGTCGGGGGGCCCGGATGTGCCGCGCGGGGGCCATCCAGCCCGGCGCCGGGGCCTCGTTCGGGGGCCGGAAAGACGAGCGCCCCGGCTCCTCGCAGGGCCGGGGCGCGTGATCCTGGATCCCGTCCGGATCCATCGGTCAGGCGGTCGGGGGCACGTTCCGGACGGCCGACTCGTCGGGCGGTGCCCCGATCTGCCGGATCGACTCGATGGCGGCCGAGATCATCCCGACGCCCACCGCGGTCGCCGCGATGACCCCGGCGCCGGTGATCGTGGGCTCGTCCGCCACGTACCCGAGGAGCAGCACGGAGAGCACCGGCGCCACCCTGCCCCAGATCGTGGAACGGACGAAGCTGTCCACGAAGCGCCACTCGAAGCTCCCATCCCGGAGCGCCGCGAACGCCCCGAGCAGGAACACGAGGAACGCGCCGACGAGGAGCGCCTTCACGGCGAGCCCGGTCGGAGAGGCGAGGAACGCCGCGAGGTACTGCCCGATGTCCATGGATCCCTCCCTGTCCGGGGAGCCCTAGCCCTCCCGGTCGATGGCTGCCACCGCGGCCTCGGCCTCTTCCAGCCCGGCCGCTCGGCCCGCAGCGTACTCCGCCTCCCCATCCGGAGTCGAGCCCCGGACGTTCGCCACGTCTCCCGCGCGGATCCAGGCGGTCCGCCCGGCGGGCTTCAGGTCCGAGGAGACGAGCGCGAAGTCGCGCCCCTTCGGGCTCCAGCCGAGGAAGCTCCGGGTGAGATCCTCGCCGGTCACGGTCCCGATCCTGGATCCGCCGGGGAAGTCGAAGAGCGGGGCCTCCGGCCGCACGTCGCAGACCTGCCCCGCCACGAAGCCTCGGGTGCTCATGTAGCGCTGCTCCTCTCCCCGGCCCATCCTCGCGAGGGCCGACTTCATCCCGGCGCTCCGGCCGGGGCACATCTTCACGTTCTGGAAGTCCCGATGCGCGAGCACGGCGATCCCGCCGTACCGCCGGTCAAGCTCCTCGTAGAGCGCGACCATCGAGTCCTGCTGCGCTCGGGTGGGGCCCTCGGCCGCGCGCCCGGCGACCTCCACGGAGATGACGGCGACGTTCGGGTTGCTCCAGAGATCCCCGAGCGCCTCGCGCGCCCACTTCGCCCCGTAGTAGCCGTCCGGATCGTTGTCCTTCCGGATCGTGTGCGGGTTGATCGAGCCCGAGATCCGGCGCTCCGGGAGGCATCGGACGACCTCCCCATCCCTCCACGTCGAGGTCTGCTGCTCGATCGTGTAGTGGACGCTCACCCCCCGAGCCGGGGCCCGGCTCAGGTACTGGGCGACGTTCTGCCCCTCCGCCATGTGGAACACGACCGCGAGCGTGGGGCGGCCCGCCCGCGGCCCGTAGTCGAACGCCGCGGGGTACGGCATCGACTGGTGCACGAAGCCCATCACTTCCCTCCCGGATCCGTCGCGGGGGATCGCCCGCTCTGGGCGTCTCCCCGGTAGCGCATCGGCCGGGCCGCCTTCACGGCCTCCGCCTCGGCGTCCAGCTTCGCGCGCTGCTCCGCCTCCAGCATCCCGAGGGCTCGATCCAGGAGCGCGAGGATGCGCTCCCCCCAGCCCTCCCACGAGCCCACGGTGACCTCCAGTGCCACGAGCCGCGCCTCCCGGCCCGCCTCCCGGCCCGCCATCTCCACCATCTGCTCGCGGAGCATCCGGACGACCTCGCCGCTCGCGCCGATGAGCGCGTCGGCCGCCTCCGCCTGTGCCTTGTCCGACTCGGAGCCCGAGCGCCGGAGCGCAGCCACGCCCGCGATGCTCACTCCGAGCGCCGTGATGATCGCCACGATGACCGGCGTCCACGGCGCGAGATCCACGATCACGAGCCTCCCCCGATCCAGGATCGCATCCGGGCCCGCACCGCCCGAGCGAAGCCCCCTCGGACCCACGCGTGGTGGTACGAGATGAGCGCCACCGAGAAGTACACGGTGAACAGCACGGCCGCGTTGAGGGGCTGGATCCACGCCGCGATCTCCGCCGGGAGATGCCCCTCGGGCTGCATCCCGAGCCACACGAGGAACCAGCGCCACACGCTGGAGAGCGCCAGCACTCCGACGAGGAAGCGGATGAGCGGCACCGGGGTCGTGCCGGGGGTCGCCGAGCGGGCCCGCCGGAGCGCCACGAGGGTGAGCCCGAGGGCCGCCGTCGCCGCGAGCGCGACCCCGAGCCGGATGAGTAGCTCGTACCACGGCGCGTTCATCGGACCCAGAGCCCCGATGCCCGGCGCCGGGAGAACGGGCCGTGACGCCCGTCCCACGGGGCCTCCTCCGGATCCTGGTCGTGATAGCCCGACATCGCGACGGCCGCGAAGCTCCGGGCCCCGCCTCCGGCCGGGGGCGTGAAGATGTCCGCACTGAACTCGATCCAGGGCCGGTTGAACAGGTTGTTCGAGGATGCATCGCCGGTCGGCAGATCCGAGCCGCCATCGCCCGCACCGAAGTACATGTAGCCCTGACAGGTCGTGCGGGTGCTCTCGGTCCGCATCCCGATCTCGGCGACGACCCGGCTCGTCGCGTTGACGGTCGTGTACGACGAGATCGCGGTGGAGCCGTTCCGGGGCAGGTTCCGGGTGTTCGCGGAGGGGCTGTTCATCTCGGTGCCGCCCGAGTTGGCTCCCCCGAGGAGCGTATGGACGAGGGCCCCGGAGGAGTCCACGACGTAGAGCCCGAGCTGCGTGTACATGTTGTCGGAGGTGTTCCCCTCGCGGCAGACGATCACGCCCTGCACCGTTCCGGAGATGAGCACCCCGGAGGGGAGCGTGTCGGTCATGAACTGCCCGAACGCGATGTCACACGGGTTCGAGCCGTTCCCGAGGTTGGTCGTGAAGTGGTTCGTGTTCGCGTTGCCGTCGCCGGTCGTGCGGAGCCGCTTCGTGGTGAACGCGCCCGAGATGTTCTGCTCCCACAGGCTCCCGACCTGAGCCCCGATGTTGAACGCCGCCGACTGGCTGTCGCAGAAGTAGAGCCGGGTCGCCACGGCCTAGACCCGGACGCCCCAGAGGGCCAGCACCACGCGCGTCACGGTCGTCGCGCTGTCCACGTTGAACCGGAGGAAGCTGTCCGCCGGGATGCTCGTGTCATAGCTCGTCAGGGTCGTGTCCCGGTTGACCTGAGCCGAGGAGAGCGTGGGCTTCGTGCCACCTCCGGCGTTCAGGCTATCGGCGACGGTCGGGGGGAAGTTCGCCCGCGTGTCGTTCCAGACATCGACCACGATGCTCCCGCTCTGGTCGGCCGCGAGCGCCCAGCCCTGAAGCGTGAACGCATCCGGCACGTAGAGGTCGCCCTTGACCCCCGTGGCGATGGCGGAGCCGCCCCCGTCGATGATGAACTCGTACACGACCCGCTCGGAGGCTCGGGGATGCTTGTGCCCGGCATCGGCGACCTTCCCCGTGGCTCCTGCCGCGGCCGCATCGGTGGGGGCCGAGGCGCCGATGTCGCCCGCGGATCCGAAGCTCTCCCGGCCGTGGACGTGCCCCGCGTCGGACACCTTCCCGGAAGCTCCGGCCGCCTCCGCATCGCCGGGGTTGCTCGCGGGCATGTCGCCGGTCCCGCCGAAGGTCACGGTGGATCCGAGGGTCGCCCATGTCGTCCATGAGGCGCCATCGGTGACGTAGACGAGCCCGTGATCCGAGCAGCTGTAGACCGATCCGACCGGCGGAGCGCTCGCGGCCGGGCGAGCCGCGTGCGTCCCGTGTAGCAGGATCCCCGCGACCGTCGCCGCCATCTCTTCCTCCGATCCAGGATCGCCCCTACTGGGGCGAGAGGGCCATGATCGCCTCCCCGGTTCCCGAGTCTACGACCACGGTGCCGGGTACGGCGCCATCCATGAGCGGCCGCCAGATCTTCGGCTCCGCGGATGCCGCCCGGTTGATCCAGGCGGTCCCGCTCCAGACGAGGTGATCGTCGGTGGCGGGCGTGGGGGCCGTCACATCCGAGAGCGCGTCGAGCGCCGGGGCAGGATGCACGTGGTTCCGCCGGGCCGCGGTGCTCGCGTTGCCGGGGGCCGCCGTCCCGAGGGCCTCCGGGTTCGTGGCATCGAACGCCAGGATCGTCGCATCGGTCCGGATGGCCGTGGAAGCTGCCCCGGCCGCGTTCGCCGTGCCCAGCGTGAGCGCGGGGGTGCCGAAGCTCACGCCTCCGGGCGATCCAGGATGGACGCCGAGGCTCACGAGCGCGGAGCCGGAGGATGCCGTCTCCATGAACCGGCCGAACGCGCCGACCCCGAGCGTCGAGCTTGACTTGGCGGAGCCATCCGTGGAGTGCACGTAGGCGAACTCGCCGCGTGTGACGGCCGCCCCGATGAGCACGCGGGTGACCCCTTGGGTCATCACGGCCGCGAGATCCGCCGCTCCGGGGGCGGCCGCCTCGAACT